TATGCCATTTTGCAACGCAGCCGGGTTTTTCGATATGTACTTTTGAGGAACTTTCCGCATTTCGTCTTCAGAAAATGTAGATCCGCAATCAGGGCACCGCCATTTCACATCACTAACTACTACAATCTTTCGACCTTTAGCGTCCTTATGTTCCTCTGTCTCACATTCCATCTCAGTATGTCGTATCAAATGGTATTCACCACAATTAGGGCACTCATGTTGCCACTCTTCCTGTGTACCTGTTTGATACTCTACATCGATTCGTGAGCTACCTTCATTCGTTGGTGTGGAGAATAACCCCATTACCCTGTTCCAAAATGTTGTCATACGTTTAGCAGCAAGGTCTACTGGGTCACCTTCTGTGCCAGCACTATCTGGGAAGCGGTCTACTTCGTCCGCAAGTAGCACACGCACAGGACGTGATGCCAATCCGGCTGGACTGTTCGCCCCGCACATGATAAGACGGCCACCAGGGAATAACTTAGATAAGATTGTGTTCTTACCATCTCGTGTCTTGGCGCCGTCTTCTGATTTAGTCTCATAAAATACTTGTGAAAGTACTTTCGTATCACGGATCATCGGAGAGATACGAGACTTTGAATAATCTTGAGCTAATTCGATAGTCGGTTGAATCATCATGACCGCACATGGGTCAAGATGAGCGTATCGCCCTAGGACATTATTCATTATGTCCGACTTCCCGACTTGTGACGCGCTCTTAACCACTACCCGATTGATACCAGGTTGTGTGAAAGCATCCATAATATCCTTTTGATATGGCGCTCTACTCGTTTTCCATCGCCCTGGTTCAGCAGAAAGGCCTTGTGATAGCATGCGATAATCGTCAGCCCATTGACTAACACTGGTTTTTGGTAGTGGTTTTAGGCCCATTTTAGAGACATATTGCCACAATTCTTTTGCCGTTTTCATGCTATCACCTCCTTTTTTGCATTAAAAAAGCGCACCCATTTGTACGCTTAACCTTGTACCATTTATAGATGTAAACATCATAGCTATTAATGCCTGAGTTTCGACATCCGTATGGCACAATACCTCCATATGTTTTATGTCATGTGCTGATATATTTAGTCCTTGTCTATATTTATATAGGAATTCAGGCATTGCCTTTTCTATCATCAAATATAAATAAAAGGGAATTACATTTCTTGGTTGAATCACCACATATTTTGCATCAACTTGTTGTGATGTATCTAAATATAATAACTCCCCTTTACTTGCAGATACTTGCAAGCAAATACAACCTTCTGGATACATTTGATTCTTCTTAGGACGCCCCAGTATATCAGCGACTTCCGTAATTTTAAATTTCTTGTAATTTCTTAACATTACACAAACATCTTTTGAAGTAAATACTTCTTAACATCTTCTATTTTTTTTATCACAGCTTCTTGCTCCTCGATTGTACAAGCACTTTCAGAAGATACCAAAAACTCTGTAAATTCTTTTACAAATTCATCATGTTCTTTCTTTGCATCAGGATCTGTACAAACTAATTGCTTTAACATCTCCGCAATTTCTAATCCCAAAGTACGACTTTCTCGATTAATTTCGTTAAGTTCTTTAGCAAGCTGTACCGCATCTGGTATTTCCTCAGTCTCAAAGCTATCAATATATCTAGGTATATTCAAGTTATAATCGTTTTCTTCTATTTCAGAAATATCAACTTTCCTTGAATACTTGTCAATATCAGAACGATTATTATAAGTATCAATAACTTTTAACACCTGTTCTGATGTCATTATATTTTTGCTTTTATCCTTAACAAAATCGTTTTGAGCATCGATAAATAATATATCGTTATTTACCCTATTTTTCTTAAATACAAGTATACATACAGGTATCCCTGTATTGGTAAATAAATTTGATGGCAATCCTATAACCGCATCAAGCAAATTGTTTTTAATCAAATTTTGACGGATATCACCTTCAGCTTGTCCGCGAAATAAGACACCATGCGGTAAAATGAATACTGCTGTCCCGCTATTTTTAAGAGAATAAATACCATCCAAGATAAAAGCATAATCTGCTTTACTTTTTGGTGCTAATTTATAACCATCAAAACGTTCATCATTAACAGGCATCCACGATAGACTATATGGAGGATTACTAATAATTGTATCAGCCTTATATGTACCTTCATCTATACATACTTCTTTGATAATCTGTGGCGCTTGATTACTAATCTCCACCTTATATTTCGCTATATTTTCTTGAGTTAGTACATTTCGTTCTATTACAACAGCAGGCACTCTGTTCATTACCAAATTAAAAAGTAAAAAACATATCGCATTTTTAGAATATTCCTCAAGCTGTAATACTACATCTGGATTATTCTTATATTTAGCTAACGAAAGACCGCCTATACCAGCACATACATCTCTTACACATCCATTCGTAGATATACCTGCTACGATATCCATAACACTTTGAGGCGTATAGTCTTGCATATAGTTTTTTCTATCTGCTGCTTTTTCTTCAAATTCCTGTAATAATCCAGAATACGAATAACAACCACTCATATTCGCAATTAATCTTTCCAGTTTATTATGATCAAGCAACACATCCATTAATACACCTGGTATTTCATGAAGCTCACGAACAGATAAGTCTTTCATCATGCAATCTAATATTGTCATTTTCGAACTTCCTCCTCATCTAATTCATCGCTATCCATGAATAATGACGGCGTGTATTCACTTAATTCAGATAATTTATCCTCAATTTCTTGCGTTAACAGGTTATATGCTTCTTCTTTTGTCACATTTTGTAATTGTGGGGCCAATTTAGTTGGCAATCCTAACAATTGTGTACGCAAATTCACAAGCATTTCTGTCATTACCTGTTCTACAGTATCTGCCGAGTACACTTCACCGTTCATTTTGGCCAACTTCAACTCAGCAATCTTGCGTTTCGCGCGTTCATTCTTGGCCTTTTCAACCTCAAATACCGCATCATCGGAATTGCTCACCTCTTCGGCAGAGGATTGACCCTTATATTTGACATAATTGATAACGGATTTGATAACAAGAATTTGGTTCTTTTCATCCGTTGCTAGAACCCCTTCTTGGAGCAGTTGCGAAACACGTTGACGCGAGAGTCCAAGTGCTTTTGCCAGGTTCGACTGAGAGGCCGTTGCTGTTTTCAAATCATCTGTAATTTTCACTTATCAATCAGCCTCCTTTCATTACCTGTATCACTAGCAAGGTCATAAAAAATTTAAAATCTAGGCAAATTTTGGGGTCTCGGCCACCGCAAGGTATCAACCTTGGCCAGAAGGACCCATAAAAAAATATCCAAATTTAAAATAATACATTCAATATTTAAAATTTATTTTTATTTTTACGCTGAGACAGGCGGCGCTCATCTTCATGACGGTGCCGTGCCTCATCCCTATCCACATGTCTCATCATATGGTGTGCATGCGAACATGAACGGCAATAACCATTAGCTTTTATTACTATTTTGTTAGCACCACACATTCCATGATGATTATCTAAGCATGCAGTCTTATGACATATCACATTAGGCATACCGTTCACATCCTTTCATTGTCTACTCAATACACACAACTCACAAGGTATAAGTGTATCTTAAGGTTGTGTAGTTATATATTCAAAGAGGTCAAACATGAATCATTGATTGGTGAGTTGTGTGTATTCAATAGGCACCAGGGGGTGGGGGTATATCATATGTACAAAACAAAAGGCCCGTATAACTGAATGGTTACACGAGCCTAATATTTTGTTTTGAGTGATTTGGTGAATGATTGCTCAGTGGCAATTTTCACATATATATAATATCACATATCGAAATACCAGTTTGGTACTATTTGGGTCAGTTTGGTACTATTTGGGTCAATTCTTGACCTAATTCAATTAATGCTTCCTTTTTATATGACTGTACCTGTGTTTTACTATACCCTATAAATGATACCACACCTTTAAATGACATACCATTAACATATTCTTGCATCAATGCAATCTTCCCCTCAACACATCGTAAGCACTCAATATGTTTTCTTGCATCTTCGCGTAGCTGAATCAATGCATTTGTTTTCTCAAGGCATTTGGATTCACTTTCTAACATCTTAGCTATACTAGCTTCTAACCCTTCTTTAATACCGCCACCTGATACACGATCCTTACTATAATCTATTGCACTTAACGAAGTGATATCACTCCTTAATCTTTGCAATTCCCTTTTTGCTGATTGTATTTCTAATGTACAAGATTTAATTGGCTTTAAATATTCAATAGCCTTTCTTATATATTTCTTTTCGTCTTCTTTTTCCATGTATCCGCATCACCTCCTGTCCATTATAAATTTATCATCCTTTTATATGTCATATCCCATTGCTTTACGATTTATTACATATATCGTTTCCGCATCAGTATGTTCTCTTTTAGCTATGATTTTTAAACAAGTTTCTTTGTTAGGCATGTTTCCTGCATGTGTATTTACATGACATTGACTACATAATTGAATTAGATTTTCTCGGATATCTCCACCACCACTACCACGAGAAAATACATGATGTGGTTCTATATTACATAGTCTGCCACAATATTCACAATGGTTTGTTCTAATTGTTTTAATCATTTTTTTATCAATGATTCTCTTATGTTTAATCGCCATTATTTATTACCAGTGCTTCCAAAACCGCCTGTACGTTTCTTTGTAGTTCTATCCTTAGCCGTAATACGATATGGCATAATAATTAATTGTGCCAATCTTTCGTTTTTATTATATTCAAACGGCGTATCACCTAGGTTTCTAATTGGTATCATGATATGACCTTCGTTATCGTCATTGTTGTAGTAATCTGCATCAATAATACCTGTTCCATTCGCTAGCATGACATCGTTATTAATACCTACACTTGATCTTAAATGCAGTTGAATATGTTCATCATAGTTCAATCTGCATTTGATACCAGTAGGAATAAGTTTTATTTGATGTGGTAACACCACACCATTTTCATAAGGTTTAACGTCATATCCTGCTGCATACTCCGTTTTTCGTTCTGGTAAATCAGCATCTTCATACCCTGTAACATGTTCAAATTGATTTTCGTTCATTTATTTAACCCCCGTTTTATATAACTTTCTTTTACTAATAGTTCACTACCGATTTACCCATTTCATGCATCCAATTTTTAAATAATGCATTAATCCTGTAGGACTTAGTTCATACCAATCGGCTCTGGCTTTAGCACGTTTTACAAATCCACCAAATCTCAATAAATTTCCTCTGTAACTATCTGTATCGGTTTCATCAATTAATATCAACCCTGCATCACCCAGCATATTATTAATTTCTTCACGATATTCACTATAAACGCAACTAGGCATTGCGTAATACAAGTACTTTACATTCTTGCAATCATGGTATCGTTTCTTTTTAAAGTCATTCTTAAAATCTTGAAAATTCGTTTTAATTTCAACTTCTGTAAGAAATTGTGTTTCCATAGAAAAATACACAAAATCTGCTTCGTATTCAGTTTTTCCCGGACAATACATACTTACGTTTGGTATACAGATATTATTACGAAATAGGTGTTTCCCGAGTACCACTTGAATGTCTCTTTCTGTCATCAAATATCATCCTTTATACATCAATAAGTTTTCTCTTCATTATATCGATGGTTATTTACAATGTACTTTTATTTATAATTTCCCTCTGAATCGATATAATCACCAATACGATATTGCTCTGTTTCCATAACTACAAATGCACGATTTTCGTATCCGTGCTCTTTTTCCCATGCTTGGAACACCTTTGATAGTGCATCACTTAGTTCATCAATATGCTCTTTTTTCACACTTCTCATGTAATCATCAGAATACTCTATGATTTCATAGTCCATCCAATCATCAGTAACTTTCCAAATCACTTGTTCGCCGTCTACTTCTGGTACATATTTATAAGGATGTCCAATTTCTACGTAATCATCAAGTACATCTTGTTCTAAATATTCAACATTATTCTTCTCATCCCAACAATAATGACCATAGTAATTTAAAAAGTCATCAATGGCTTCTTCAATGCTTCCTTGTGGATCACCCGCATCACCATCAAAGCACCAGCAATATTGATTTTTATCCTGTTCGAGCATTTTTAATAACCTCGTTTCTTCAGATATTGCCATACAGTACTAGTAGATTTATTAACTACTACTGCAATGGCACTTAATTTAAACCCTTGTTGTCTTAATTCAACGGCCTTATCTACCCATTTTTCAGGTACCTTATTGGCCATTCTTAATTTTTGGCCACATGACTTACTACAGGTTTTTGTTGTATTACGTAATCTGTATTCTGTTTTATATTTCTTTCCACATATTTGACATACCTTTTCAACCATCTGCCCTGTATGTTTATCTACCGCATCATATTTATGTTCTTTTATTCTTTTGTTTTTATTCTGCTGATCATCTTCCAAATTATATTTCCAAATAGGTAAGTGTTGTAAAAAATATGGTACATTGTTCATCTTTTATTTACTTTCTTTTATTCTTCATAGTCATCTTCTACATCGTTCTTTAAGCTAAAATCAAATTTTGCTTGCGCCCGTTCTCCTCTAATATACCCACGTATCCTTGCCTCGAGTTCTCTCAAGATACCGATGTCTTTCGTATCCATCACATCAAATAAAGTATTAACTCTTATCGCACCTGTTTTAAAACCTATTCCTGCTTCTTGTGCCATTAAAGACCCACAAAATACTAATGACTCTAATTCATCCGTTTCTCTTGCATATCTTAGTTGTATTTTAGAAACATTAAGCATGCATTGTGTATCTAATTGACATAGCTTTCCTAGATACTCTAATACCCTAACTTCCATTTTTTCCATGCATCATATAATTCAGGACTTTTCTCATCCTCTGACTTTATACGTAGATCTGCTATAGCACCTGTACTCAAAATATCTTCATATATAATGTCCATCCCTACTCCATATGTTGCAAAACTCTTAATTTTCATTGTTTCCCCTCCAATATAGCTATGCTTTCATCAGTCCAATCATTTATATGTTCATCAGCTTCTTTATAGTAAATTGTGTCCGCATCAATTCGTTTATTTTGACCTTCGATATACACCACTATAATCGGTGTGCCCCATTTACTAGTGGTATACGCCTCTTCATGAATAACTTCACCATGGTCATATATAATACCAGCCGTATTATCCCAATCTTCTTCAATTCCCGCATATACAACACAATTATGGCCTATTTTAACAATGTATCTTGCTACTTTTTCCCAATCCAAATTTCTTGGTTTATTACCCTCTAAAAATGCTGCAGTACATCGATTAACACATTCGTATCTATCCATGTTGCCTCCTAATCAAATATATTTCCTTTAATTTTTAATTCTTCTGCTTCATTAACTATAAAACCTAAATCCCAATAACACTTCTGTTCACTCGTAATGACTGATACACACCATTTCATATCTTGTTCGTTATAAAATACTTTAGCTATAAATCGTCTGCTACAATGTGGCATTTTATATTCAATGATATCGTTTTCATATATCAAATCATCCGCATCATCTACACCATCTGTGGCCCTGCAAATCGTATATTCCTTTACACTGATGGGTATCTCATTTTCCTGATATATTTTGCATTTTCCATCGTGTCTAATTGCTACACCATATGCCCAGTAATTAGCCGATTTTGCTTTTACATGTGTAATTTTCATATTTTTTCACCTACCTTGCCCTTATCACCCATAGTTGGGCTAATAGTGTTATGATTTCTTTCTTATGTGGTATATTTTTCGTTTCTAAGTCTGTTACTATATCCGCTATATACGCTTTTGGTATTACTGACATATTTGCATACCGCATCATCTTATCTCTTCTTGATTCCATATCATGCGCTCTCGTACTTATATGTTCCTTTTACAATGCGATAAGTTGAACCATATGAAATCTTGTATCTTTCAGCCATCTCCCTAAGTGTATAGTTTCCTGTTTTATAATCTTCACATATCTTATTCCCTATACTTGGACTTAATTTATTGTGTTTTAAGTCTTGCATATCTTTTTGTGAAATCGTCTTACAAGAACGTACGCCCATACATTTTAAGGCTCTAGTAATTGTCACATTACCATATACACAAGCCCATAATGCCAACCAATTTAATCTCACACCTGTAGGATCATTCATGGTTATATTTCACCTAACCTTTCTTCTGTCTTTTTCTGTCTTTTTCTGTCTTTCTTCTGTCTTCATAGAGTTTACATCCACTGCAATACTTGGCCATAACATAAGGTCTTTTAACTGCTATCCCCATTTTATTTGGACATGGTAGCATAAGCTTGTGTTCATTAACGCATGTATTTTTAACAAATAAACCTCCAAATTCAGTTAATTGAATGGCATGTTTACATGTTTTTGCTTTTTTGTATTCATTCCGTCTTGCCACTACCGCATCAACCTTTCTGCTTTTCTCCTTGATTTACACCGTACATTTGTTTTATGTTTTATTTCTTTATCTGGCAGTGTCTCTGCGCTGCCTTTAAAAGGGAATTTGTTCATCCTCACCAAATGTTTCAAAATTACTTGGCTCATCATCTTTATTAGATAAACTATCACCAATGAAATCTGCTACTACTTCAGTAATATATCTTTTTTCACCCTCTTTAGTCTCATAGGATCGTGTTTGTAGTCTTCCATTTACAATACATCTATTTCCTTTGATTAGCTTACCTACATTTTCGCCTAACTTCTTCCACGCTACACAATTAACATATGCAGTTTGTTCTTTTACTTCACCTGTACTCTTATCTACATATTCATTACTAGCAGCAATAGTAAATCTTGCTACAAGTGACCCTTTTTTTGTAAAAGTTAACTCTGGATCACGAACTAAATTTCCCATTAATTGCACATTATTCATAATTTCCTCCTAATCTATCCGTTTATTCCAATATTTTTCACAAGCTAAATACTTTGTCGCTTCTTCGAAACATACAATAGCCGAACACTTGTCACATACCACCATATGATGCTTTTCGGTAACTTTAATACCTGTTACCACTCTGATTGATTTATTCCCGCAGAATGGACATGGTCTCAGTCGATTTTCTCTTCGCATATATTTCACTCCATTTCGTAAGACGTATTAATCTATATGTTCTAAATGGATATCCATAATTATTGATACCTTCATATACGCTATCTTTATCCAAATAATAGCCTTGTGGAACTTTAATTTCTTTTCTCCACTCCGTAGCTTTAATAGTTTTACTTTCTACCTTTGGTTTATCTAAATTCGTACTTGAAACCCATTTTTTGGATGCATGTGTTGGACTGCCTTGTATATCCATTTTTCGTTCTTTTATAAAATACTTAGCTAATCCAATTGCATCTTCAGCTTCCCCTCGATATAGTTCTAATTTTGTATATCCATATTCCCATAACTGTTTTAGAATTTTAGTATTTAATCGAATACCTTGATTAAGCAGCATATGAAAGTGTATTTTGCCTTGCCGTTCCATAATATAAATATATTTACAAAGCTCATTTTCTTTCTTAAATCTTGCTCTCAATCTTCTAATAAATTTAGTCATCCTATTTTTTGCTTCAGTTTCATCAGGATCATCTCGAAATGTCAGTGTAAGATAATAATCATCTTCTACAAAATTCATATCGATTAATAACCTCAACCTCTTTTCAGCAATACGTATGTTATTTTTACGAATCATTTCAGGTGTTACATGTTGTTTTTCACTTCTAGACTTCTTTCCTATTTTCCCTAGATATGAATTACCCGTAATTGAATCTGTAACCTCTCTGATATTCTTCGATTCTATTACTGTTCTCCTACGCATTTATTTACCCCTTATGTCGAGTTGTTAATATATCTATCGAGTTGTTAATATATCTATCAAGTCCCACAAATGCAGTTGAAACCGCATTTTTACTAGACTTTTCTCTATATATGAGGTAAACTATAAATAGGATTATTTATGGTTATATTCTCATATAACTACTTAATGACCGCCGTGTTATAGCATGGCGGTTTTTTATTTATTAAATTCACAATGCCATTCACCTTGATATTTCATTAGGTATTGGCATTCACTACAACATGTATCACATACACGCTTCTTTTCTTTGTGACATACAATTGCACAATGTATTGGTTTTCCACATATTGGGCATTCCATATTAGTTAATTGGTTGTACCAGTTATCCATCTTGCCACTCCCGTTTTAGTTGTGCTTCGACTAGTCGGCACTGTAGTTTGAATACATTAATTGCTTCTTGAGCATTTAAATAAAGCACCTTAGCTGTATCTCTTCTTAACCTAAGCTCAGCAATATATTCATCTCCCTGTGCAAGATCACGTATCAACGTGACTGCAACTTTTTCCAATCTGGCCGAGGCTATAAATTTAGCCTTGGCCTTTTTATAAGCATACTCAGCATTTGCCAAATCAATCCCTCTATCTTTAGCTAAACGCAATGCTTTATTCAGTTCTAATTGTTTATCTTGTAAATAACTATATAAATCTGCACCATTCATCATTTTGATTGTTTACTAAGTTCTACTTCTTCAACTAATTGATTTACGAGTGCTTCAAGTTTACTAATTCTGCTTTGTGCATCCTTAGCCTCTTGAATGTAGTCACTACCTTTACCAGTTTTAAACGCTATGTTCAATGTGTATTGATTTTCACTGCCTAATGTCATACCAGCACCAATCATTACACGTTCATTAGGACGATAGAACGCTCCCAAGGCTACCGCATTAGCGTTGCGGTAGTGTCCATAAGACACCGCATAAGATGCTTTGTCATTGCGGTTAAAGTCTAATGGATGTAAACCGCTTAATGCTGCAGAACTAGCTCCTAATTTATTTAGACGTGCATTTGTTTGATTGATTTGAGCCATACCTACTTGGTTTTGCGCTTTTAATTGACGCATGTTAACCGCATCAGTATCTGCTACACCGTCCGCTACATCGTGTAGTTGTTGGCCACCTGCAGTAATGTTTTGAGTTGTGAACTCAATATGCTTACCATTACTGTCGGCAGTTATGCCGTTCATTGTGTAGCTTGCAGTATCTAATGTATTTGTATTTTCTAATTTCAAACCATCATGAGTTACAGCTGCGTTTGTATCACCATTAAAGAAATGAGCCTTTTCTTTATTTACAACACTACGAACAGTATCTACATTTGTTCCAAAGTTAACAGAGTTCATGTCATGTAAATCTTTGTTTACATTCACGGAAAATTCCATGCCACCGTTTAGGTTGGTTGTTTGAGATACTGTTGTATTATTACCGTCACCTACTGTAGTGAAATTCAATGAGTTAATGACTGCATTTAATTGGCTACCATTCACCGCATCAGTAGATGTGGAATCAATTCTCCCTGCAGCTACATTTGTAATAGTGCGTTTATAATTCATTACACCGCTCATACCTGCTTTATTTGTAGTACCAACAGAAACAGTACTATCAGCTACACCACCGGCGAAGTCGAATTTCTTGCCATTGATGTAAATATGATCTGTGCTAACAGCAGTATCAGTAGTAGAATTTGTGCCTAATGCTACTGCATTAGGTGTGTCAGCTAATGTATTATTGCCAATCGCTAAAGCGTCGATAGCTCCGGATTGTGCATGAGTACCTACGGCAATAGCGCCTTGGCCTTTAGTCTTAGAGTTGGAACCAAAGATAAGTTGCTCTTTAGAGTTGTCGAGCACTTGGTTGTTGTAACCAACCACAACGCCGTGACCGCTGTCCACGGCTCCATTGTTGGAGCCAATAACTGTGGCATTCTCTGCATTGACCGTGTTAGTCCGGCCAATGACTACAGTGGACTCGCCGTTTGCGTAGGCACCATTTCCGATGGCAATAGTGTCATATGCTGTTGTTCTAGCCTGTGAACCAATCGCTACCGTGTACTCTGTGAGAGCTTCGGCATGCGACCCGTAAGCGAAGCTGTTCCGCCCCATCGCTTTGGAGTCATTCCCGCCAGCGAAAGAGTTGGTGCCGTTAGCCACGTTATTCTCACCGAAAGCTACGGCATTATTTCCGCCTACGGTATTTTGATAGCCGACAACGCCAATGCTTTTAGCGCCGTTAGTAACTACGTTGTCTGTGCCACCGATGAAATTGTTATCGGCTGCAAATACGTTTACTGTCAAAGATGCGATTGTTGCTGTCATCAATAATGTCTTATTCATTGTGTTTATCTCCTATATTTTGTACAATACAGGTAGAGTATTTTGCAGATTACTCTACCAAGTCCGCTATGGTTTCCTACGCCATTTCTTAGCGGACTTTTCTTTTTTCATAAAACTTTACTTCTCTGTACCAATAATTACTGAGAATTAATAATGTGAATCCTAATAGAATTTGAAGTGTTGCTGTATAGAAATCTATTCTGTCAATTTCTATAGAACCGATAGTTCCAGCTATCATGAAAAATGCAACTACTCTCAACGCCCATACTAGCTTAATCATGCTTATATCCTTTCCATACTCTGTACAACTCACTAATATCTTTATCTTCCAACTCATCTACTAATTCATTAGCTAATTTGTCGGCCTCACGATGTGCAATTTCATTGCCGTATTCGTAAGAGTTTGTTGCATCTGGACATTGGTATCTTGTGTAATACTCGTTGTCATATTCTGCTTTATAAATTTCATCAAGCAGTCTTTTATGAAGAGCATCGGCTACAGGTCTATAAGCACCGCTATCCCACTTAATCGCATTTCCTATGAATGTACGAGCAGATTTTAGAATCTCATCTGTCAATACTTCACATTCTGTTATGTCGGCTACGTGCGATTTAGCCATTCGTAAGAATTCTCCGTATATGTTCATTTGTACCCTTTCTATTCCCCAATTCGTGCCTGGCACCGTTTGGCTAGCCAAGCATTAAACGATTCAACATGAATAAGGCGCTTGCCTCCACGCTTACCAATTCTCATTGACGGGAAGTCAAAGTCCTCTGCCCATTGGCGAATAACTGTTTCCGGTACACTGGCAAGCTTTGCGGCTTCGGCTACCGTGATACACATCTTATTCATAGTTACCTCCTTTTTTAATTGTCGCATACTATGCGACTACATTGGTAAAAAAAATATCATTAATATCTTCATACGTTAATGATAGCGCTTTAGAAATTTTCTCTACATCTTTTACGGTGAAATTCTCTCCAGATTTATTGAGTTTTCTGTAAACGGTAGATTTATCGACACCAATGATATTAGCTAGTTCAATAATAGAAATATCATTTTCCACTAACTTAGCTTTCAATTTTCTAATGTTTACCATTTCTATCCCCCTTTTATTGCTAGTCGCTTATATGCGACTTTCTTTAACTAGATATTACCCTATTGAAAATTGCATGTCAACAACTTATTTCGCATTTTATGCGATTTTATGCTTTGTTTAAAAATATTTGTTGCATTTTTGCGAATTGTATTGTATTATGTAATCAAATAGAAAGTGAGGTTTTCATATGAGAATCGGAGAACGTATTAAACAACGTAGATTAGAGCTAGGCTATACTGCAGATGCATTAGCTAAATTATTAAATAAAAATAGAGCTACTATATATAGATATGAAAATGGTGATATTGAAAATATGCCAATCGATGTACTTGAACCTTTAGCTAAAGCATTGAATACTACACCAGCATATCTAATGGGTTGGCAAGAACCGCATCAACCAAATGAATCTATTATATCCGACCAAACTGAAGGTTATTATGTGGACCCTGAAGCGGCCGAATTTGCTGAGTACCTTCGCACACGTCCAGGTGCTCGTATGCTTTTTTCTGCTGCAAAAGATATTTCTAAAGAGGATATGGAGAAAGCAGTTGAATATATAGAACTGCTAAAACTAAAACATAAGTAAATACACAAGGGAGAGTGTTATCGTTGG